CTGGCTATGTCATTAATTAGCTTGGCTTGGTTATCTGTCTTAGGTACAATGCCAGAGGTAGGCTTAGAAGAGGCTCCCTTGTAAGTTGTCTTCCTTCGGGATCGGGTTGGCTTCTTTGGTGGCTCTAGTGTATCCGTATTCATTTAAGTTATCCAGTATTGTTATTGCCTGTTCTACCGACAGTTTAAACCACTCTCCCTTGGAGTCAAGCGACAAAGGTAAGGCCCTTGTGTGTGCCTCTTTCTCTGACTTACGCCTATCATTAGATGCAACAGAATGCTCTAATATAAAGTCACGCATAGGGCTACTTGTTTGATAACCGTTTAGCCTGTCCTCTGCATCAATAGCCATACCTATCTTAACCCACTCAGGCCATGCTTTATTAGTTATGACGTAGACGTAACCCTCTTTGATAGAGTCTAACTTATAAGTACCAGCAAAGGCTGCGTCATTAAACGTCTTGTACCTTCCTGGTTTATATAATGGGTGTGTTGCCTTTATATACTTACCATTCACATACATTCTTTTAGGGTTGGTAACTAGCCCCATCTTACTGTGGCATGGTATACATCTATAATGTTTCTTTTTCATCATAGGGGTGTACCAGTTTGTACCTGCCTCTAGAACGACATCACACATTAAACAGTTTTTTATCAACGATCATCTCCTTTTAGTAACTCCTTTAGTTCTGTATATCCTCCAATCAATTCACCTTTAGGTCCAAATATCTGTGGTACTGTAGTCATGCTAGTCCTCTTAAGTAAGGTTAGTACCCACTTAGAGCTAGGCGAATGTACGTTATATTCTGTGTAGGGAAAGCTTTTACCCTTTAAGATAGCCTTGGCAGCATCACAGAAGTTGCATTGCTCACGAGTTATGATAGTATACATCTTGTCTCCTAGAGTTAGGTAAGCAGTTTAGCCACTTGCTTAGGTGTTAGTATTACTCTTCTGGTGTTGAAGGCAGAACATACTCTATTGCTTGTTCTACTACAGGTGTAGCTACTTCAATTGCTTGTTCTACTACAGGTGTAGCTACTTCAACTACTTTATTGGCTGTAGGTATTACAACCTCCTCTGTTACACCCATAGTTAGGATGGCTGTAAAGAGGACCATGGCTAATGATTCTAACATGTTTTACTTCCTTTATGTTTATACTAGGTCTACGATTTCACAGGAGTCACCTGAACACGCTAATGTCTGGCTACCTGCAGTGTTGTCTTCACTTTCATACTCTGAAAGCTTAGTCCAGTCAATAGACTTTGGCATTAATGATTTAAGCATTGTATAGTCACTCTTGCCGCAGTCTTGGTAAGGGGCTTGTTGGTACGTATGATCATTGAATGGCAGGAATGATACGCCTGACATCTCATCAAAGTACTTGTACACAAAAGCACCTACTTCAAACCACTCATCATTCTTCACGTTAATAGTGACAGATGGTTTGTGTTCACACCAGTTACGCTGGTAGGCTAACCACATTTCAAGCTGCTCAATAGCAGACATGTCAGCAGTACATACTGCACCAGCAGGGGCTTTCATAGGAAAGCTAAACACTGTAGTCTGGTCAGGCTTGAATACCTCTGGTGCATTAGGGACGCCTTGATCCTTCATGAACTGTGTTAGAGGATCTTTGTTGTCACCGCGTACAGTACGAATATAATAGGGTGAGTGCCTAGCGTGAATACCGCTACTGGAATCAACCAGTTGTGATACCGTACCCGAAGGTTTAACACAGCTGATAGCAGCAGACACAGGGATGCCAAGGCGCTCAGCCCACTCAGCATTAGTAGTAACAGCGACAGACTTAAGATGCTCAAGTGTTTTATCCAATCCTCTGTTCTTTAGTGTCATTAGGGGGTTATCCATAATACCTGTGAGTGACACACCTAACAGACGTTCAGCTTCAGTGTTTGTCTGCCAAAGCTTACGCAAGTAAGGCATCTTAGTGAAGGTAGCCTGAATTGTACCTAAGATGGTAGCAAGACGTACTTTCTCTGATAGAGTATCTAAAGTATCTGTAGCTCGTACTACTACCTCTGTTAAATTACAAAACTGATATGGGCGTAAAATTATTTCCGAACATGGATTAGTTCCAAAGTCATAGTTAGGATCACGTCTACCATTCTTAGCTGCTTGCTTCTTAGATGCTTCACGGTTGAAGATGCCACGCTCACCTGAGCCAGACTCAACCAGAGACATCCACTCACGCATAAACGACAGGCTGTCAGGCTTCTCAGTGTAGGATACAGAGTTGTTAGCCAAGGCACGTTGTGGATTGTTCTCCCACCATGAGCCTGACTTAGCTGTACGCATACGATCATCTGATAGATTACTCAATGAAATCATAGCACTACGCCGTACACCACCTACCACGACTACTTCACCAATCTTACACATGATGTCGTGACACTCAACAGATGAAAGCTTACGCCCTTCTGCTTTCTTAAATGTGTTGATAGTAAAGTTAAATAGGTCTACAAGTGGTGCTGGGCCACTAGCCCTACCACCAAACGTTTTAAGCGGTGCACCAGCTGCACGTACTTTAGATACGTCCCACGTTGGGATCTCACCACTATATAGGAGCGCAATCAATTGACGCAAAGACTTAGCCCACCCCTCCTTACTATCCCTGACAACGATGTTAGTCTCGCTCTGGAAGAGTTGAGGCACCTCTGGAAGCTTAGTGATGAACTGCCTCTCTACACTAAAGCCCACGCCAGTGCCACAGAGGAGAATGAACATAGCCTCATCGAAGGACTTAAGGTCATCTACGGGTAAGAAGCTACAGTTATACATACAGGTGTTGTCACGCTCTGCTGCTGAACCTGCTGTCATTAAGCTACGCATAGAAGGCATTACTTCTAGGCCCAAGATAGCTTGTTCTAGTTTATACTTTGTCTCAGGGTCAACTAAGTCGCGGATGATATTTACTGAATAACGTGTTACTGTATCATCCCATGACTCACGTCCTGTGCCTTCATGGTACTTAGCATACCGTGACTTGTGAATAAATGATTGGTAGTCTGTTGGTAGTTGATTACTCATTTTTGTTTAACCTCTATATGTTTTATCTCTGCGCCATCTATGTCGTATATCATGTCTTGGATTAGTTGAGTAACTACTTCCTCGTACATCTCTTCTGCTATAGGCAGGATATTATCCCGCTCATCTACATCTAGTGTCATTCTAATATCAAACTTCATGCTGCCTTATCCAGTAAATCTCTAAGGTCAGGCTTCTTGTAGTTTGGCCCCTTCATAACCTTGCCATCTTCACGTAAGATAGGACTTCCTTTGCTGTCTAGCTTAGACATGTTGCTATTATGTACACGGGCAAAAGCTTCCATGAATACATTAGCACTATACTGTTCTAAGCCACTGTCTAGCATACGACTAACCGTTCCTTGCTGCTTAATAACTTGTTCACGCTCCTCTTTACGCATAAGCATACCTACATGATCAGGAGCAGTGAGCGCTAAGCCTGTAGATACATATAACAGATCACAAAGTTCTTTCAAGTGCTCTACCGTACCATACTTCTCAGCCATTAGCTCTTCTAATTCTTCATCAATCAGCTTAACCCACAAGCGAGGGTCAAGAGATCCACTAAAAGCTGTAATAAACTCAGCCACTTGCTCATGTGGTTTCTGAGGTTGCATTGCTTCTATATCGTCTTGACTAATCATTTGTGCTTCTCTTTCATTGCTTCTAACATTTTGTTTAGATACCACTGTGCTTTCTGCATGTCCTCTAGTGGGTTCTGCTTGTAACGATACCTGTGTTGATACTTTATGAAGTTACCGTGACAATACGCAATGAATCCTTCTAAGCCTAGTACCTGCTTGATGTAGTCTATGCACTCTACGCCACCACCAAGATTGTAATGCGCTGGCCTGTTTACAGGGTCATAGCTATTGTCTTCTTCTAAGTCATCCATACTAGCAGTCTCCTTTTGTCTTAGTCCACTTGTCTATTGTGTAGACGTTACCCACTTTAGTTACACTCTCTTTGTTATCTTGTACTCCACCAACTATGTCAAGGCCCAAAAGCTCATTTCTTCTCATCTCTACAATGTCATAGATTTCAGGGTGGTCATCTGATACAGAAAGAAAAGCTGTCATCATAGTTAATACTTCTACCATGTGTCCCATAACTTCTAAAGGTACATCACCATCTGAGTTCATGACCATGTTAGTTTTTATCTCACCATCCCAGCCATCTGCTGCATCCCAATCAATAGCTTGGATAATTAAGGCAACCTCACCTGGAGCTATTATTAGTGCATCGTTGCCTGTCTTAGGTCTATCGCCCATTAACTTCTCCTCTTTTCTTTAAGGGGTATTCTATCTGCTAGTATAGGCTTACCTCTTTCTTTAAGCCACTCTTTAGGAATAACTCTATTAGACCAT